TATTTCGGACCATCTGCGATCATGTTGCGGTGCGCGAGGCTATTTCTACCCTGGCAGAGACCACCAACCACGGTGCAAAGCCACCGCTATGATTGCGTAATTCAGAACGTCTAGCAAGTCATCCTCGAAGCTGTCTCCATTAGCATTATCAGCGTCTGTAGGGGTCCACCCAGCTGCAGACAATGTCTTTTTGATGTGGGGCCTATCTCCTACCATCTTCCAAAACAACATATCTTCGCACTCCCTTTGGATACGAGACATTTTGTCTTCTGCTATACGGGTGATTACACCAGACAGACCCTGCCTTTCGATGTTGTCTGTGCCACGCAATGCACGTTTTTTGTCCATGATAGATGTCGCTTCCATCAGGATGACATTCCTGGCTTCTGCGAACGTTTTTGGTATTGCTTTATTCGCCACTGGATCCAAACCCCTTAGAGCCACGCTCTGTCTCTGGCAGGATAGACGCCTCTTCCCAATCGACCGGATTTAGGCGATGTGGGATTAGCTGGGCCACTCTGTCTCCGGCAGACACCACCACAGGCTGGTCGGACATATTCCACACGGCACAGAACAAAGGCCCAGTGTACCCGTTGTCGATGATACCCTCGATTACCAACAGCTTCTTTTTGCGGATAGTGCTAGACCTGCCAGTGATCCTGGCCCACATCCCACGAGGCAACAGCATTGCAATCCCACAGGGGATATCAGCAAAGCAATTTGGCTCTATGGTGGTGGTCTCAGACACGTACAAATCACACCCAGCATCCCCAGCATATTGTGGAGCTGGGGCTTGGGCGTTTGGTGATAGCTTAATGAATCGGATAGAATCAGGCATTTGGTGCTCCTAGAATGGTTTTGGATAGGTGATACATGGACGTTCGATGATGTGTTCAGACTTTGGACCTGTCTTGATCCATCGCACGTGTACACCGTGCTTTTCTTCTATGTCGTAGACCATGGTTTGTGCACGGGCAGACAGGTGATCCCAAGAACCACACGCGTAATCACTTCCAGATCCTATGTAGTCCACAAAAGTCAGAGCAATCTGCCTAGCCCCATTGAGCTGTACAGCCCTGGCGAATAACTGATCGTCCCACTCTCCAATACGACGTACTAATTTTGTGACAGTAGTTTTCTCAGAGACAGACCGATTCAGCTGCAGACTCATTTTTTCCCATGTGGTCTCGTTCGATAGGGGTCCACTGTTGCCAGCGACTCTGATCGGGTACGTGCGCGCTACTAGAATCACATCGTCGACCCATTGTGGCGGGATTCCAGCGTCTGCTGCCATGGTCGCGGCATTGGTGTCGCTGCTGGTGGTGTATGGCCAATGGCCAAAAAGCAAGCTGAGACCAGACCCCTGCGCACCCTCCAACAAACACGATCGCCCAGACCCGATCTGCTCACACAGCCAAGCTGGGGTGTCTTCCATTACCTGCCCATTTTGCACGTACTTCTGGAACGCAGGATGCTGATATACAAACCGGAATTTGATCGGGTCCCTGGCCATCCGATCACGTCTGGCAGCACCTACACCCTTGCCAGTCGAACCCATGCGTTTGTGCAGAGCACCCTTCGTACCACCTTCTTCTGTGTAGTGGGTAGTGTCGATGATACCAGCATGTGCATCAATAATCACTCGACGACTAGAACCAGGCATCACACTTTCGATGTGGTCTATCTCCCTCAAGAATTGGTCTGGATCCACCAGTGCACCACGACCAATGACGCAAGTGGCGTGTTTGTTGGCCCAGCCACAGGGGATCGTCTGCATTACGTGTGCCTGCCCATCCCAATAGAACGTGTGGCCTGCGTTGGGTCCACCAGTGCGAACGTGTATATCGTACTGATCTGCCAAGTGGGCAACGATCGCACCCTTGCCCTCTGATCCGTATTGTGCGCCAACAATGGCGGTAATCTTTCCTTTCGTGATTAGCATCTGTTCCTCCTGATTAGTGCTACAGTGTTTTCTAACCCGGTGTCGCTTGCCTGTCAAACAGGCTCATGTTAGAAAGTTATAGATCTTATGTTGAACACAGGAGAAAACATGGATGAAAACCAAGAAGATACAAAGCTGGCTCAATTCTTGCGAGTAGAGCGGGCAAAGAGAAATGTATCACAAACACAAGCAGCAAACGAATGTGGGGTACACTGGCGGACCTGGTCTATTTGGGAGACAAAACCATGTAGGCCCAGTGTGGACATGTGCCAGCTAATTGCCAAGTGGGCAGGCATAGAGACTGGCACTCTGATCGACACCATAATCGTACCTGCGGAGGAAGTAGCAAATGGGTGATCTCAGAAAATTCCAATCGGGCATGGACGGACAGCTGCCACACCCATCATCTGTGGTGTATATCTGCGCGCCATACGGCGACCCAGACCCAGAAGTGGTCCACATGAACATCGAGGATGCAGAAGCAATGGCTAGGTTTGCTGCCCATATGGGGTATTCTCCAGTGGTAGTGCACAGCTACATTGCACCTGTGTTCGGTGATGATAGCGACGCGGAACAAAGGCGAGAAGGTCTAAATCGTGTATTGTCTGTGGCCTGGGCTGTAGCAAACGCTGGTGGCCAGCTGTGGGTGGTCTCCAAAGAGGACAAACGGCTAACAGCTGGATGCGCAGAAGAAGTGGCCATATTCCAACGTGCACAACACAAAGAAGTCGAAATACACACCTTTGCCTTGTCTGAGTGGATAAGCAAATTCGCCGAATTTGGATTTGTGGATTCCTGGGGTGTGTACCCAAATGCCTAAGATGCTATTGATGGCGTTCCAGATCAACGAAGATCCAGTGGCAAAAGGTAGACCGAGGTGGAGCGGGAAGATCAACAAGACATACACGCCAGAACGCACGAGGAAATACGAAAAATTGGTATCGTCTGCCGCGACGCAGGCTACCTTTGCGAGCGCATACGCGTCTTTGCTGCCAGTAGACAAGGGAGTACCTATCGAGGTGGTGATGACTTTCTATTTGCATCGTCCTAAGCGGCTAATGCGCAAGAAAGACCCACCAGGACCCATCCCACATACCGGCAGGCCAGACTTGGACAATCTCATCAAAGCACTGATCGACGGGATTGACAGATCTGATATGGTTTGGGACGACGACGGGCAAGTGTGCCACAAGCTGGGCTATAAATATTATCACGCCAAAAACGACAAGCCGCACACTCTAGTGCAAGTATACCTAGTGGATGAGAATGGACAAGATTAAGATAGCCAACTTCATCCTAGCTGCCATACAAAAGTACCCTAGGGATTCTGTAGAGGGTGCTATGAACGTAGTGCAAAGAGAGGCCATAATCGACACAAAGACAGGACACGCTGCCACGGTAATGTGGGCTAGGGAATTCCTACGGTGGATAGACGACGATTGTGAGAGGTTCTATGCAGCGTGCCAGTACGTGATGGGCAAAGCCGGTGGATAATCTTTTCAAAGACATCCTATCAGACGAGGAACGCGTACACCTAGAGCGTTGGATCGGGTTGGTTGCCAAAAACGGCAAGCACAAATCGTCCCTGGATCTGTACCTAGATCTGTCCAGGCAGGCACAAAACCTACTCGGTGGACCCGATGACGGGTTCTCTGCCAAGATAGGCGAAATCTATACCGTGGCGGTGGTCGCCTCGCCTCAGACCCTGCAATACCTATGTGCAGTCGAGCTGTGGGAAGGAAGCTACAAGGAAGGCCCCACAGTGTGGAGGATGAGACAAAAAACCAACACACACCGATTCGAAGACCTGACACGAATCAAGATTGCTGAGGAAGTCCGACAATCAGAAGCACGGATCAAAAAGTACAAGTCTATCACTATGGCACCAGGCAATGTGGAGGCCCACCTAGCACGCAGGCTAAAAACCGACTTTGCAGCAAGATTCGAAATGGCGAATAAGCTTGGTGCACATATTTGTGGTAGCCCCAAGAGAGCAGACAAAATAAAATGCCCGCAGTGTGGTCGGCGCACTGTTTATTTCTACATCGAACCAGGAGCACGAAACGTGGCAAAATGCAAACACAATTCGTCCTGTGGGTGGTTTGGTAATCTATTAATCTTAGCAAGGAGCGCATGATATGGAAATTAGTGAGATTGCAAACATGGTTGGAGTGGTGGTAGCAAGCCCAGATCCAACTACTGCAGACCTTTTGCAATATAGGCAGATCAAGAATCACAAGGGAGAGGTGGTGGGTACAGGTGCACCGCTAAAAACCAGTCTGAACCTAGAAATCGTTTTGTCTCATGATCCCACTCTGCAGGGTGCGATCAGATACAACGAATTCAGCAAAGTAATAGAATACAAGGGCGAACCTATCAAAGACCAAGCAGAGACTGATCTAATGCTCTGGATAGCGCGCACCTACGATTTGGAGATGCCCACAAAAAGAGTCTCAGAAGTGATGGCCCTGGTGGCCGACAAGAACCCTACGCACCCAGTGCGCGATTGGCTAGACAGTGTAGAATGGGACAACACACCCAGACTAGAAAGTCTACTGTCCAAATATTTTGGTGCAAAGGACAGTGATTTGGTGCGCGAGATAGGCCTGAAGTGGGGCGTTGGGTGTGTCGCAAGGATCTATCAACCTGGGTGCAAGCTGGATACTGTGTTGGTCATCCAGGGGCCACAGGGTGCTAGAAAGTCGACTGCTTTTCGCAAGCTGACTGGCAATGATGCCTGGTTCAGCGATACCTTGGTGGACTTTCGGAACAAAGACGCCTACCAGCAGCTACAAGGAGTGTGGATCTATGAATTGGCAGAATTGGATAACGTCAAACGAAGTGATATCGGAGCAATTAAGGCATTCCTCAGTGCGCAGGTTGATAAATATCGTCCGTCGTACGGCAGACACGTGCAAACATATCCCAGGAGCACGGCCTTTGTTGGTTCTACTAATGATCTGGAATTCCTTCCTGCTGATCCTACTGGTTCTAGGCGTTTTTGGCCTGTCAAAATTGGGCATATCGATATTGAGGCAATAGACAACGACAGGGACCAACTGTGGGCAGAAGCTGTCTCCTTGTACAAGAGCGGTACTTGCTGGTGGTTGGAAGGAAAGGCCAACGAAGACCTAATCGAAGTGTCTCAAGAGTATAGGCAACACGACTCTTGGGAGGTGGTAATTGAGGGATGGCTTAGGGCTAGATTCGAACCATTCACTCTAGAGGACGTTCTGAGAGGTGCCCTCAAGAAGGACCCCAGCGAACAAAGCAGATACGACGGTATGAGGGCCGCTGCTCTCCTGACCGGTTTGGGGTGCGTCAAAAGGAGAATGCACTTTGATGGGGCTAGACGAGTAATGTGGGCCAGGGATGGCGAGATACTAGATATGGCAAAGGGCGGGTATGGCAAAAAGGGTACGTCGGACAAATGATGCTGCTCATTGCCATACCATTATTATTTTTTTTGGGTGAGAAGATATATATATTGTTATTCGGTTTTGTATTTGGGGTATATATATTAGGGAAGGTTTGGGATTGGGTATGGTGGTATGGCGGTATGGCGGTGTGGATGGTGGGTGTGTTATACTATGGGTGGAAAAGTAGCTTTTCATTTTTATTGGGGTATGTAGATGCCGGTTAATACTCAGGCAGTGATAGATAGGCGTAGGGAGGAAGTAGAGCAGGCAATGCTTAGCTTGGAATGGTCCCTGCATACACAGAATACCCTTGCCAGTCGCCATGGTGTGACAGTACGACAGATTAGACAAGATGCACAAAAAATCAGAGAAGGATGGGCAGAGGACGAAAAAGAGCTAGAACCAGATGCTAGGGCAGACTGGCTAAGTAGGTGCAGGAGTGGACAGGCAATGGCCATTCGTGGTGATTATCCTATGGCCTTTGTGCATCTTCTGAGGCTAGAAGCCCAGTGCAGGGGCCTTCTAGCTCCCACGACGTCTACGGTGGAGGTGATCCACTCTGTGGCCAACCAAGACCCAGTAGAGCAGGCCAGACAAATAGTACAAGCCTATCCAGAAGCAAAAAGGTACTTAGAGACAGCAAACAATGCAATTACAATAGTGGAGGACTAATGCAATTATCTCTCGTGGACGCGCCAGAACCAACTATGCCAGAATCAATAGACTTGCGTCTATGTTCGGTACAACAGATGCTACATGACTTGGAAAAAGAGGGTACCAAGTATGGGTTGGTGGTAGCAGATCCCCCATGGCACTTTGGAAATGCCCCAGGGAAAGGAATCAACGCTGAGGATAGCAATTACGAGTGTATGGAAGACCTGGATGTGGTAGGAGTCCTTATCGATGCCTACAGGATCGTAGAAGATGGTAGGATGGCTATGTGGATTTCTTGGGCCAAAGTAGGAGACATTTTTGCCACCATGCACAAATTAGACTTTCCTTGGCGGTTTGTGTCTGGTGGTGCATGGTCCAAGGAGGGTGGCTCTGTAATGGGGTTTCATTGGCGTGGTGCCTCTGAGCCAGTATTCGTGTTTGTGCGTGGCAAAGGCCTAATTACCAATCGACTCAATCTAGAAAACAATTACAAAAGCTACAAAGAAGGGCATAGCAAGAAGCCTGCGGCATGGATGGCAGATTGGATACTGGAATGGACAAACCCAGGGGATACAGTGATCGACCTATTCGCGGGTTGTGGCAATTTGGCTGTGGCCTGTGCCTGGACTGGCAGGAGGTATATAGGATGCGAGATCGACGCGGACAGACACAGCATGGCAATAAATAATATAATGTACAAAATGCAACGTCCACCGAGGAAGTATGACCAACAACCTAATATCGGGCTGTAGCGCTCTAGATCAGTGGATCAAAGGCAAAGAGACTAATCCCCTGGCCTACGCTGTGTTGTGGCACAACGAATTACCAAAGACGAGCCAACGATCGCCACTACAGCGTGCGGGTATAGATGCTGTGTTGGCTAGTGGTGGAAATGGTGCTGGAAAGACGGAGCTTGGTGCACAAATCAGTGTGGCTGTGGCACTTGGTCGGGATGATCCAGCTGTCCAGGCTTGGATTAGGGCCAATGATGTTGAGCCATCTCTTATTCCACCAACTCCCGGTATAGTGTTGGCTTCCTCCCTAAATTCGGCTCTGTCGGTGAATGTACAAAGAGCTGCCATAGATAAGTACCTACCAAAGGGTACAAAATGGAGGAACAGAGATGGGCCTGGCTTGTCTGAGGCTAGGACCCCTGGGGGTGGTAGAATTCTATTTGTGACTAATGATTCTGGAGCACGCGCAATCCAGGGGTATAAGGCACATCTATTGTGGATCGACGAGGAACACGACGAATCGATCTACAACGAAGGGTGCCAGCGTCTGACTCGGTGTATCTGGGAGGGTCGGTCTGGGTGGGCTTTGCTCACAATGACGCCTCTCAAAGGCCTGACCTGGGTATACGACAGATTCGTACAAGACCCAGAAGAGGGTACGCACACTGTGTGGCTGCATGGGGCAGACAACCCGTGGCTAGACCAGGACAAAAGACAACGTCTGCTGAAACAATACGGTTCCCACGAAAGATCGGCTAGAGATAGGGGAGAATTCGTCACACTAGAGGGTAGAGTATATGCAGAATTTAGAAGAGATATACACGTTATTGATCCGGTCTCTATACCCGAACATTGGCCACGATACGGATCGATCGACTTTGGTACACGAAATCCTTTTTGTTTTCTGCTATTTGCGGTCGACCCGTCTGATGATGTAGTACACGTAATAGGCGAGCATTATCAGTCGGAGTGGGTGTTGTCACAACATGCAGCCAAGATTACTGATATGACAAACCATGGCAGCCCTGCCTTGCAATGGATAGTTGCAGATCCAGAGGATAGAGGGTCTAGGCTGTCCCTGGCCAGAGAGCATGGTATTTCTACTGTTGTTGCAAAAAAGCAAATCAGAGCAGGAATCAACGCAGTCTGTGAGCGACTAGCCCTGGATGTGGAAGGCAGGCCGCACTTGGTGATACATTCGGGTGCTGCTCCCAATCTGGTCAGAGAAATCGAGTCGTACGTATGGGATACCAGATCCTCCAAGGGAGCAGATCCTAGAGACCTCCCCAGGAAGAAGAACGACCATGCAATGGATGCCCTCAGATACGGTTGTATGTCTTTGTCTTCGTCATCCTTTGCGGTTGGATAGCAGCCATTCTATGTCTGCCAGCACTGGAGGCAGGAAAGTGCACAACACCCTTGCTGATGCTGCAGCCACCCACACTAATATAGCTATCTCAATCCAATCACGACCAGACATGTACTGATACCTTGGCTGTAGATCCTTTGTAGGATATCGACACACGAGAAGAGATGCCAAGTCCTGACAGGTTCTTTCTGAGTTGTTCGATGCTGTCTTTGTTCTCCATGTGGTCTGGCATCTCTTGCCTGAATTCCTGCGTCCATGTACCGTGCATATCGACTGGCTCTTCTGGCCAGGTGTAGACGGTTGGTCCGATCTCGCCACCAACCACGGTGGTGCTTTGCTGTATAGCACCTCGTTCTTTCATCATAAGCCACAACAAGTCTATACCGTACATTACGCCTCTCCTTGTAGCCTGTGCCACACCTTGTCCATTAGCTCGTCTTTTTGCTTCATTGCCTGGGCAAGCATAAAGTCATTATATTCCTTAGCCAAAAACCCCAGGGTTTTCATGTCTTGGTTCTGCAGTGCTTCCATCACAGCAAGCCCAAAAGGTGTCTCTTTTTGTGCCTGGGTGATTAGCCCTTTGATAATTGGATTTGCGAGGAATTCTTGTGTTTTTAGCATGCTATCTCCTAATTAGTAGCGGTTGGTGTGGCGTAGTGGTCTCTACGTGCAATGATGTGGCGGCAAAGGCCAAGGTCTGGTGCGAGGAAGTGGAACAGGGCAATTGCCTCGTCCGGGGTGCGTGCTTCGACGTTCTTGGTGTAGCGTCCAAGGTCTCTGCCATTGCTGAGGTGGTATCGGATTCTGTAGACTTTGATCATTTTTGTTGTCCGTTTTCGAGTGTATAGAGCATATAGACTGCACTTCCAGCAGCTGACAGGATACTAAGGGTTGCGAATAGAATAGTCATTTTGATTCTCTATGCTGCGACGTTGTAGAAGTAGACGACGGTGTTTGGCTCGTCGTCGAAGAGTGCTGGCATTTTCTCGGTAGGCTCAATGGACAATTCTTCGAAAGCCTGCTCGACCTGTGCCTCTGTGCCAGCGATAGACAAAAAGAGTCCGCGATAATCACTGCGTGATACTACCACTTCGACGCTAAGATTGCAAGAGTGTTGCAAGAAATCAGCGTATTTTTGTTGGAGGATCTTGCAGCGGGTCTGGATTGGGAGTGGGGTGGACATTGTATCTCTCCTTGATTGATAATTTATTTTAGCACGGTCTTCCTCTCCTGTCAACATGGAGTTGTTATAGCAGATGGTTGTTAGGACTCAACATAAGATACGTATAGCATATACACTCTTTTGCATAGATGATCGTCTTTGCGATCATATCGTGGTGCGCAAGTCGTAGGTGCGCGCAAAGGAGTATATACTTGTCTGCTTCTCCAGAGTGTGCTACAGTATATGTATGGCTGATGCTTCTCTAGCTATCAAAGATTCTTGGTTTGTGCGCTTGTTGCAGCGTGCTGGTTTGGTTGGTGTTGATGCTGATGGCCGTGTGGAGCATTCAGCAGGTGCAGACTGGGCCACCAATTCTCCAGCTACACCATATTACGATCCAAAAGCTAGCCTGTCATCTATGGCAGCTTTTCCCTGGGTCTATGCTTCTGTGACAGCCCTGTCTACCGATCTATCAAAGGTGCCAATCAAAGCCTACAAGGGTACTGGTGCCGATGCAGAAGTCCTAGATAGTCATCCACTGTTGGACCTAATGGAACGTCCGTCTTCCAAAGTCCCTGGTGTTTTGATGCGCAGGCAGCTAGTCACTGATTTGGTCTTGTCTGGGGATGCCTTTTTGTTGATTGCTGGTGGTGTAGAACCACAGGCACTGATCCGGCTACATCCGGCTAGAGTGTCGATTGTTCCAGACCAAGATGGCCAGATTAGTCATTACGAGTACTCTGCAGGACAAGCCCCAGAAGAGTATAGCGTAGACCAAATCGTACATATACGCTCTCCTAGCTGGTCTGATGATCCTCGGTCTTTGTGGGGTGTTGGTGCTATACAGTGTCTAAACGACGACTTGATGACAGAACGGTCTACGTCAGAGCTTACAGCAGCCACGGCCAAGACGGGTCGACCGACAGGTATCCTATCTCCTTCAGAAGACGGAGACCGATGGAGCGCGGAGCAAATTCGAATTCTGAGGGAAGCATACGAACGCCAATTGAGCCAAGAATCTGGTGTCCTTATCGTAGGTGGCCAGGTGGAGTACGAGCCTATTTCTCTCACTCCGCGAGATATGGAATTCTCAGCAGTGCGGAATTCCACTAGAGAGGCTGTCCTTGCTGCCTTGGATGTTCCTCCCACGCGAGTCGGATTACCCTCTGCGAATTACGCGACAAGCAAAGAGCAAGCACGTAGGTATTGGGAGGGTCTATCCGGTCGTGCGGCGATGATTGATGCAGAATTGACACGTATTGCAAGAATGTTTGCAAATTCTGAGAATATTACAATCAAGCACGACTTCAGCGAGATCGACGCACTACAAGAGTCTAGGTCTGAACGGGTATCTAGGGTGGTAGATTGGACGACTCTAGGTGTTGGTGTCGCAGATGCAGCAGCGTATGAAGGTTTTGATGATTTGCCATTCAAAGTCGGCGAAGAAGACGACAGCACAGACGTTGATCCAGAAGCCCCAGCGAATGAAGAGCCAGCAGAGGATGCCGGTGATGACCCCTTGGCGTCTACTGCTCTCAATGGTGCACAAATTGCCAGCCTTCTGAATATTGTGGCTGCTGTGGCTGCTGGTGGTATCTCGATGGATGCTGCGATGACTCTGGTGCTTGTGGCCTTCCCGACTATCTCCCCAGAGCAGGCCAAAAGGATTTTGCTTGGTGCGGGTGAGGCACCAGACGAGGCATCCCCTTCCACTGTCCCGCCCACAG